CATATTAGATATTCCGCTAGATGTATTTATACTTTTATTGTAGTCTTAGATAATTTAAAGACTGTAGATGCCGTGGACGTAGGTGTTACACGAAGTCTTAGATTACCTCCACTAATATCAGCATCAAATGTTGCAAGTGATTCACCTGTACGAATCGTTCCATATTCACTCAAAAATGCGTTGGTTCCATCATGAATTACGTTGATGGTTGTCATGTGGTACTGAGTTCCTCTTGTGACTTGAACTTGGAAAGTTGCAGAACGATTGACTGTTGCAGAAACACTAGAGACTGTATCTGCACTTGTAGATGTAGTTGTTAAAGTATTACTTGAAAGTGTAACAATGCCTGGGTCTCCAAGATCCACACCTGATGATGCGGTGATAATACCAGTTGCAAGAATATCATTCTGGTCTAGAGATGTAATCGTTCCAGCAACAGATAAGTTACCACTAATGATTGCATCAACAGCATTGACATCAGTTACATTTATATTTGGAGAACCTGTTAATCCTTGAGCGCTGACTGCAAGAGTTGATGTTGCTGCGTTACCAGTTGTATCTTGATTACCATCAGAGTTTACGCCTGGTAGATTAATGTTTGCAGACCCATCAAAGGATACACCACCAATATTTCTTGCAGTTGCTAATTTTGTTGCAGTTGCAGCGTTACCTGTGGTTGATCCAGACGTGCCAGAAACATTACCTGTTACATTACCTGTGAGATTTCCTATGAATGTCGTTGCAGTTGTAGTTCCAGATACGTTGACATTTTGTAAGAAGGTTGCGTTTGTATTTGTTCTTATATTATCTGTAACTGCGATACCTGTTAATGAAGATCCATCAATCGCTGGTAGTGCAGATGGGAATCTTGCATCAGGTATTGTTCCAGATGATAAATTACTTGCACTTAAGGAATTAATAATTGAGGATGTAACAAAAGCTGAACCATTTGTTAATTGATTATTATTAGTTGGTATCGTTGGCGTATTTGAGAAATTATCATAGTCTAAGTAATATGATGCAGCTTGACTGTTTAATTGAGTTGCGTTTGAAGCAGTTCCCGTGACATTTCCTGTTAAGTTTCCAACAAATGTTGTCGCTGTTGTAACACCAGTAAAGAACCCATCACCATCTTTACTGAGCGTGATGCCAGTACCAACTAAAACTCCAGCTCTTGCGGTTACTATTCCGATTGAGTCTACATTTGTTACATCTTCATATGTTAAAACACCACCAACAGTTACATTACCACTGAATGTTCCAGTCGCTGCGGTAAGTCCATTAATTGTGATATTTGGTGTTCCTGTTAATCCTTGAGCATTAGTTGCAAGAGTTGAAGTTGCAGCATTACCTGTAATATCATCACTTGCAGTAATAAATCCAGCACCGTTTGTCAATTGATTGGTGTTGGTAAATGATGTTGTAATAAATCCAGCACCATTAGTCAGTTGATTATTGTTTGTTGGTATTGTTGGCGTGTTTGAAAAATTATCATAATCTAAGTAATATGACGCAGCCTGACTGTTTAATTTAATTGCATTACTTGAATTTACCTGTATCGCATTTCCCATATATCCATGAGATGAACACTGGTAATGAAGAACAGTTGGTGTATCATCTGTAACTTCTAAATCAACATAACCTGAACCTACTGTAACTCCTGTTGTATATGAAGTTGCCTTTGCAGCATCAAGATAAAATCGAAATGGATGACTACTATTTGAACTGTCTGATACATCAAAACGATATGTTCTGCCAGGTGTAAGTGTTAGAAAAGGTGATTGAACATTATCTAAAACATATCCTTGACTACTACCTGTTCCATAATATCTGTGTTCTCCATCTATCTTACTTGCAACCTTAACTTCAATTGTCTTAGTTGATGCGTATGGTGCTATTAGATGACTGAATCCTGAGAACTGTGCAGCAGTAATAATACCAGTCGTATTGACACTATCATTTGCACCAACACCTGAAGCAGTCGCACCAACAAATTTACCACTTGATGACTGATATTGAAGAACCTTGCCATCTACCTTTGCACTATCTTCATCAACATCATCAAGTTTTAAAAGATTAACTTCACCAGATCCTGGCCCATGTGCAAGAACTTTGTATAGAATATCTCTTACTTGTTTGATTTCACCCTTGAGATTATCAATACTTGTTTCATCTGAGTTTTCAATCTCTTCTTTTAAATTTGTTTCCTCAATAAACTTGATTGCCTGTGCAACAGTATCACTTATTTCTGGTGTTTTAATTGGTTCTGGTTCGATAATATTTACTGCATCAACCTCAGTAAATTTAATATCTTCACCATTATTCCAATCTTGAACAGTTATAGGATCTTCTTCTAATTTTGATACATCAAAATCCTCAGGCACACCCACAGTGACTGCTGGTTCTGTAATATCCTTAACTTCTTTTGGATTTTCAATTACATCTATTATTGAATCTAATTGTTCTATTAATTTTGATTCCTTCTTCTTCTGTTTTTTGATATTTACCTTTGCTTCTTTAATTCCAGAAACCACAGTCGAAGTTAAGACATCAAGATTGATGTCTGCCTCCTTAAGAAGATTGTCAAATTCCTCTTTCTTTTCTTTCTTGGCCTTTCCTAGAAGACTAAAAAATTCTGTGAGTTCTGGAGACTTCATTTATCATCTTTATTTTGATTCTTAATTAATTTCGATAACTCCGCTGTTGAACCTACAAATAATGCATTAGTTACATTAGTAGGCCCTTTGTTTGGATCTTGTTCAAGATCTTTCATCTTCTGTTGCAAGTCAATGAGTTTATCTGTTGTATCTGCAACTGCTTTGATTGTAGTTGCAGCAACTTCATAAGCTCTTGCAGAATCAGACTCTTGTGCTAATTCTAATATACCATTCACTGCTTCCTGTCCTTTTTCAACTAAAGAATATAACTGAGCACGACTATATTTATAGTCTTTTTCAGAATCGTTTTGATCACTATTTGTAAGTTGATTCTTTTGAGGTTGAATCTTATCGTCCTCAACGACCTCTGTATCAACGTTAAGTGCTTCCTCGATAGAATCAAAGTTTTTCATAGTTCTCCTATACGTCTATTCCCTGAGATGGACTGGATGTTTTACCATCGCTAAAGAATGATGTCATTTCATCGAATCCAAAGTCATCACCAAATTCAATTGATGCATTATCAGTTGCACTGAGAACACCAATAGATGCATTATGTTCATGTTTTGCAGCAATCGTATTATCATGACCACGGAATACAGTTATATTCTGACCACTGATACTTCTAATTTTCATAATTTCGGTATCAATGATAATTCTCTGATTTGCAGATAAATCAGTGGTTGCACTCACTTTGAAGGTTGTGACCTTCTCAGATATTGCACCATCAATGACTGTAGCTGTATCATCATCGTAATTTTGTTTTGCAGTTGGTGTTGCACTATATCTAATATTACGTCTTGCAGTTTTAATATTAGTACTAGTGTAGTAATCAACATCAACTTTCTTGATAAGACCCTCTGGATTATCTGCAACTGGCCCAAATAGGTATGTTTTTGCAGTAAACGCTAAAGTATAGATGATTGTTCTACGAGATTCAAAACCACCTTCATATTGATCACTGTAGTTAATACTTTCCAAAATTATTGGAATATCCTTCTTCTCACCAATTGAACTGATTAAGTTGATTGTAATATTAAATGAAGGTTGAAAATATGGGACAATCTGTTCTAATATTTGTAATGCATCATCACTCAACTTAGCCATGATACTAAGTTCAAATGAAATGTTATATGGAACAGGCATATAAACTTTCTTTGCATTTGTTCCATTTCTTGTAAGGAATGTTTGTGCGATTCCAGTCTTACGAGTTGGATCATACTGTAATCCTTGCATCTCAAATGAGAGTCTTGGAAGAGTTATTGCGATATCTCTGTCTAAATTTGGTTCCTGTTGAATTCTTGCCAAAAATTTCTGCATTGGCCCATAAGCCAATGGCACTTTTAGGGTGCTAAAAGTTGTCCCACTCGTATCTTTGTGTCGAACGCTAATATTATTAAAGAGAGTACCGAAACCGATAACTGTCTTTCTTAATATTTCATGATAGAAATAAGTACCTAACATATCAAAGCTTTCTAACTATTTAGAATGTTCCGAAC